TAATAAATCCATTCTCTGTCGTGCGTAGGAGAGCCACACAGCCTCGTAAGGTGGTATGGACTAGGTGTCATATACAAAAGTTCCTAGACGCCGCCTATGGCAATTTTAGCACTCGTAACATAGGTCTTATTGCTCACATGGCGTATGCTTGGTGTCAGCGTGTGGGTGATATGCGTACACTAAAATGGGAGTCTGTTAATTTAGATGAGGCAAAAGTTTTTATACGACAATCCAAACGTAGAGCAGAGGTAGAGTTGCCTATTGATGAAGACTTACTTGACATGCTAGTACAACAAAAAGAAGACTTTGGCTTTCAAGAGTATGTCGCACCTAGACCACAGCCATATCGTGGTGTGTATGAGCCTTACACAATGTACAAGTTGCCTTTACACGCACGTAAACTGATGGATGAGGTGGGTTTGCCCAGTGAGTTACGTCTAAGTGACCTAAGACGCACAGGAACAACAGAAATGGTTGAAGCAGGTGTAGGTATTGGACAAATTATGTCGGTTACAGGACATGCTAATCCACAGTCTGTGAAGCCATACATGAAAAATACGTACACAAGTGCAAATTATGCCTTGACTGAACGAAAATTACATGGTAAAAGCATTACAAGTGCCGCAAAGGAAGGTGATATTACATGAATAATATATATAACACTGTAAGTGATCTTGTATCTAATATAGATATAGATAATGGCACTACAAAAAGGTTGAACTGTCCTAACTGTGGAGGATACAAAACATTTACAATAACTAACAATATGGGTTCTCTCGTATGGAATTGTTATAAAGCCTCTTGTAATGTAAAAGGTGGTGACAGGATTCACCTGTCTGTAAATGACATTCGTGCTGGTTTCTCTGGTGCAAAATCTTTTGCGGAAGAAACTTTTGAACTGCCTAATTACATTGTTTCGGATCGTAATCCTCGACACGTAATCAAGTGGTGCTACGAGTGGGGCATTGATGATAGAGAATTAGATTTGCTGTATGACGTAAAGGAAGACAGAGTTGTGTTTCCTGTATATAGCAAAGGTTCTGTGGTTGATGCGACAGGAAGATCATTAGGTAAAAGATTACCTAAGTGGAAAAAATATGGAAAAAGTGGCTTGCCATACTCACATGGTTGTGGTAATGTCGCAGTAGTTGTTGAGGACTGCGTGAGTGCAGCAGTTGTTGGTTCTGCTTCTCCAGCCTTTGTCGGGGTTGCACTCTTAGGCACGTCTTTGCAAGAGTCGCATAAAAGGTATCTTGCGCAGTTCTCAACAGCCATAATAGCGTTAGACCCCGATGCACTACCAAAGACTTTGCAGATGGCAAAGGAATTACGTGGTCATGTAAACGATGTTCGTGTACTACGCTTAACAGATGACTTAAAATATCGTAACCCGACAGATATGGAGAATTTAAATGGAATTATCACTAATTAGAAGTTTAATGGACAGGTCGTTCTATGACGATCATCGCGGTTCAAAGTGTCCAAACCGCTTATTCAGTAAAGATGTTCGTAAGATTAAAGAGTCTATTGATACAGCTATGGATAGATACGAGCGTACTGTAACACCAGATGAGATTGAGGCACTGTTTATGTCAGACAATCCAACTCTGACTACAGCACAGAAGCAAGCATACTCTGCTTTGTTTCATAAGATTAAATGCGAAGCACCAATGGGTAGTGACATAGCACAGGAGGTTTTATCTAAACTATTCCAACAAGTTGTTGGAGAAGACATCGCTAATCTTGGATTTGATTATGTGAATGGCGATCAGTCTAGTCTTGAGCCACTACGTATGTTGCTTGAGCAGTATGGAGATGACTTTACACCTAATCTAAATATTGAATGGGATGACATTGACATGGAAACACTCATGGCAAAAGCTGATTTAGAAGCACGTTGGACTTTCAACATTAACAGTCTGACACGTAAAGTAGAAGGTGTTAACGCTGGTCATCTAATAGAAATTGGTGCGCGGCCTAACACTGGTAAGACATCATTTCATGCTAGTTTGATTGCTGCTCCGGGTGGATTTGCACATCAAGGTGCTAACTGCATTATCTTATGTAATGAAGAAGGTTATCATCGTGTGGGTGCAAGATACTTAACTGCTGCTACAGGCATGACGATGCGAGAGATAAAAGATAATCCAGCTAAAGCACGTGAGTTGTATTCACCTGTAAAAGAACGCATCAAGATTAAGGATGCAACAGGACGCGATATGAATTGGGTAGAGTCTGTGTGTAAGTCATACAAGCCAGACATCGTGCTACTTGACATGGGAGACAAGTTTGCTAGAACAGGTGGCTTTGCTCGTACAGATGAGGCACTAAAAGCTAACGCTGTACATGCACGTATGATTGCAAAACAACATGAGTGCGCTATGTTTTACATGTCTCAGCTATCTGCTGATGCTGAAGGTAAGGTGTTACTTAATCAGTCCATGATGGAAGGCTCACGTACTGGTAAAGCTGCTGAAGCAGACTTAATGATCCTCATTGCTAAAAATCCTGTGGTTGATGGGCAAGAAGAAGAGGACACACAACGCCATATAAATGTTGTAAAAAATAAATTGACAGGATGGCATGGTGTGGTACACTGTGAACTTGAATATCAAACAGCGAGGTATACAGCATGACACACAGCGATAAAGATTGTATATGTGACGGAGAAGACATTGAGTACAGAAAGTCAGATATACCAGATTTAGAGTGGTTATTAATACAGGCAGAAAAAGCTGCCAAGCAGTGTGATAAGGACAATGACCACAAGTTGCAATATTCTAACAGACATAGAAGAGAAGCGCAGAGAATACGAAAACTAATAGAGTTAATACAGCTTTGTGGTGTAGTAGAAGACTATGATCATGGATTAGCACTCGTTAATAGAAAGTTTATTGTTAGTCTTGCTGACAACAATTGGAGAATACTAGGAAAAAACAAATGGTATAGGCACAAGAATGACTTAAAGCATTTTGTTGATAACTACGTATATAAGGAGTGGCACAATGAAACTAACGATAGATATTGAGAACACTGTAACTAACAGAAATGGTAAAATGCACCTTGATCCATTTGAGCCAGAAAACTCACTTACTATGGTAGGTATGCTTACAGATCAAGGTGATGAATATAGACTTGCATTTGACCATGATGAATACGATCCTAATGGATGTGTAGATAAACAAGGTAATGTTTGGTCATCTGTAAATAACAACAGGATATGGGTACAAAAACTTCTTGACCAAGCTACTATCATCATTGCACACAACGCAGCATACGATTTACTATGGCTGTGGGAGTCAGGCTTTAAGTATGATGGCCCTGTTTTTGATACCATGTTGGCAGAGTATGTTTTACAACGAGGTATAAAAGAGCCTCTATCTCTTGAAGCCTGTGCCGAAAGATATGATTTAGACACAAAGAAACAAGACACTCTAAAGGAATATTTTGCAAAAGGATACAGCACAAAAGATATACCTCTCAATGAGTTATCTGAATACCTATCTGCAGACTTAAATGCTACGCAACAATTGTCAGAAAAGTTGATTAGTCGTTTAAATAAACCAGAGGATAGTTTGTTGATGAATACAGTAACACTTACTAATGAAGTTGCAGTACGTCTAGCACTAATATATCAAAGAGGTTTTAAGGTAGACTTAGACATGCTAGAGCAAGTTAGAAAAGAGTTTGAAGACGAGAGACAAAATTTAACAAAAGAGTTACAGACTATTGTTCGCAGCGTTATGGGTGATACTCCTATTAATTTAAATAGTCCAGAACAATTATCTTGGGTTATTTATGGTCGCAAGGTTTTAGACAAACAAGATTGGTCAACAAGTATTGATCCTTACATGACTGATGATGAGTTTCGCCACATAGTAAAAACTAAAACAGAAAGAATGTACAAGACTGTTGCGAGACAGTGTTCTACTTGCAATGGTGCAGGATACATTAGAAAGACAAAAAAGAATGGTCAGCCATTTGCTAAACCTACTAAGTGTCCAGAGTGTTTGACAGATGGATTTATATTCAATCCAACAACAGTCACGGCTGGATTTAAGTTTAAACCACCATCACCTAAGTGGGCTAGTGCGAATGGTTTTACCACAAGCAAAATAAATCTTGAACTTTTAGAAGGAGCAGCAAGAACAAAAGGCATGACTGATGCTGTAGACTTTCTCTATAAGGTTAGACGATTGAGTGCAGTAGATACATATCTATCGTCTTTTGTAGATGGCATAAAGACACACACAAAACAGGATGGCAAGTTACATGTTAGGCTACTACAACATCGCACAGCAACTGGTCGTCTTTCTGGTGCTGATCCAAACATGCAGAACATGCCGCGAGGAGGTACATTTCCGGTTAAGAAGGTATTTGTGTCTCGATTTAAAAATGGCAAAATTATGGAAGCAGACTTTGCCCAGCTTGAATTTAGGGCGGCTGCATATTTATCACAGGATGGAGTAGCAATTGAAGAAGTTTCTACTGGATTTGATGTACACTCGTACACCGCTGAAGTTATTACCAACGCTGGTCAGCCTACGGATCGACAGACAGCGAAGGCGCATACATTCGCGCCGTTATATGGAGCAACGGGCTTTGGAAGAACAAAAGCAGAAGCGTCCTACTATGAACACTTCAATGACAAATACAAAGGAGTTGCCGTATGGCACTCCAAGTTGGCTAAAGAAGCTATCTCGACACAGAAAATAAGAACGCCCAGTGGTAGAGAGTTTTCTTTTCCTAACGTAGTTCGCAAGTCAAGTGGTAGAGTATCACACTTTACACAGATAAAAAATTATCCTGTGCAAAGTTTTGCAACAGCAGATATAGTTCCACTAGCTTTAATCTTTATTGATGATGCTTTAAA